ACCCCCTACAAAATCATCAAAATCAGGTATAATTCCCATAACGCGCATAAGAGAATTGCCACCAGAAATGTCGATTGCTGCAGTTTCCATGCTCCAGTTTAAGCGATCTCCATCAAAAGAATGACCCCGCTCCATAAAGTACATAACGCCCACAGCGGAGATTGCGGTGGCGTAATCTATGCCCCCAGCATCCAGCCAAGCCGTGCGGTCAACCGTTCCAATAGTCCAGGCTTTGTCTACAACGTTATATAAAACGTAGCTGTCACACTCGTTTGAGGCCCCCGGATAAAGCCAACCCACCTCCTTGTAGGCAGAATTGGCAAAGGCAAAGACCTTTTCTCCTTGAGCGGCTGCTAGGCTATCAAAGACATATTTCCTAACCGGGCAAAACAAAGGCACCGGAGCACCCCCCGAAAAGCCAAAAAACTCTCCAGTATTCGCCATCCAATAATACTGACCGGCTAACATTACCGTGGAATTAGAACCTATCGGGCCACAGCCAGAGCCTACAAAATCGAATGAATACACGACGTTAGGGTCCGGGACGTAGCGCATTAGGTATAGTCCGCGATCACACCACAATGCGTTTTCACCTCGGCCCGCCATGCCAGTTGTGATCTGACCGCCCTTTCCAAGCGTAAAGAAGCTAGATTGGTTAGAAGCGGTGGGCGTCCAATCATGGCTGTCTTCTTGGTCTGTCCACCTAACGTGAACCGGATTATACAGCCCGGTAGCAGCCTCTATCGTGCCAGCCGCCACAAGAATGCGCTGATCGGTAACCCATATCACCTTATTCTCGGCTGGAGCGTTTGGAATAGGAGCCGCTCTCAAAGAGGGTTTGATTGAAACGTTATCGACTGTTCCCGCACCAGAAGCATCTTTGTTTATTATTAAATTCCCGGATGCGTAATAAATGAGAACCTTGACGTGCTGCGAACTCGTCAAGGCGGACGTTATAGCTGTGGAGCCTATAAAGACCTGAAACTCACCCGCAGAGCGCGTAAGATCCATCTCAACCATGTAATATGAGCCCGGCGTTAACGCGATAGCAGTTGATGGCTGAAGATTGCTATCAGAACCTGCCGTCCCGGTTGCCACTCCACTGCCGATTGTCCACCCGGTGCCCTTGGTCCAAGCCGTATCACTTGCAAAGTTACCGTTGGTGATAATCTCAGTCGCCGTAAATTCGGGAGCCCATTCATAAATCTTGCCGCCGCGTGGGCACGCAACTAAATTTTGGCCCCAATTATCAAGAGACCAAGTACGGGGGTAGAACACATCTTCTGATGCGCCCTGCCCATAACCCCCGGTACCGTAAGCTCCAACCCCGTAGCCAGCTCCCCCCAAGTTATCGACTAGGCCAATGGGTAGAATATATTCATAATCAACAGTGCCCCCACCGCCGCTGACATTACCAGTTGCCGGAGAGGTAAACTCAAATTTGTAATTGTTAGCATCGTCAACGACCGTAACTAAAAATTCTCCGTTAGGCGTAATGCCTCCAACAGCGGTGGCGTTTGCAAAGATAACCCTATCCCCAACAGACCGACCGTGGGCCGTATGTGCAACTGTAACAGTCGCATCACTAGCCACTGTGGTGAATGGATTGGTGAGCTGTCCCCAAGTATCAAGCGGTGTTATGTCATACAGCTCGCCATCCCAAAAAACCTGTAAATAGGTGTTTGTTCCTATGGCCTCGTACGATTGAGAAATATTGTCTCGCCAAGCGTGAAGGCCACGACAGATACCCTCAACAGTGTCATTGGTTGCCGTCTCAAAACCCCCCATAACCTCCATCTTGCCACGATTAGACCTTACCCACTGAGAATTAGTGAAGTGTGGCTTTGCAGAAAGAGGCGTTTCATCCTTGTAAACGCCTGAAATTAAAGGAAGCTCAACGTAGGTCATTCGAACTACCTAACTGGTTTTGCCGCTTTAAATACGGTGTTTTGCTCAGACGTAACAAACGATTTAGTCTGCATAAAATCACCAATCCCATCCCACTCATCTGGCGTGTACGTTTTCTTCTCATGAAACGTTGTCCATTTCTTAATGGATTCCGCATCTGTAGAGTTTTTCCAGCTCTTGTAAGAGTCTGCGGGAATGGCTTCCGTGATTTGGTATAAGGTTGCTAGGCAGGGCTCCAAGGTCCATTCACCCCGGACCTCCGTTGATCCGTCCTGCTTGTGGCCGATAATTTGTACTTTACCCATTATAAACCCACCTTTAGGAACTAATTTTTAAAGCCAAAATTGGCATTGTTTCGGCGATCTGATCCATAACCGGGGGCTCTTCAAGAGCGCCATAAGTAAAATCGCACCTATACCCAGCAAGGTTTCCCGTGTTTTCAAAACCTGTTGCAGCCATAGGATAGTCAGAACCAACCATCATGCCGGTTGCCATTGATCGCATAGTCAAAGTTGCATCGGAAATGATGCCAACCATAAATGCGTCGCCGTCAACATAATTTATGTCAGTAATATCAACGTCATGGACCGCGCTACTGCCGATTGAGGTGGACGCGCTTTGTTGCAAAAGGGCCATCGTTGCGCCGTTTAGACTGTAAACACCTACACGCACATTGGGTGTATTGGCCGTGTTTTGAAAAGAAACAGCAGTAATAACCCCTGCACCCTTCATTATGTGAGGGGCCATATAAAACCGGTTAGCACCTATGCCCACCGTTCCCATTGTCTGACACGGAATAGCAGCGGTAACGTAAACGCCGCCGGACGCAATAAATGGGTCAAAATTTACGTTACCCGCACCTGGAACTTGAGCGCCAGGTCTAATAAATGTTGGCATCTTATTATACCCACCCTTGAGCTACGCTGTTGTAAGTAAGAATGTAAGTGTTGTTGGACGGAAGCACGATGTTTCCTGTCCCTCCGTTAACTTTTAATCCGTTCGGGTTTAGCGTGTAAGTCTTTGTGTTATCACCAAGGGAAAGCCCGATAACGTCCCCAACTGTTGCAGAACTGGGGAAGGTAATAGTTCCGCTAGAGCTAAACGTACACGGATAAAGCGTTGATTTAGCTGCTGTAAACCCAGAAGTTTGAGCACTGGCCAGAGTTAAACCAAGCGGGCTTACTTCTGGAGTGGCTTCAATGCTTGACACTAATTGAAAGCGAGTCCCGTCATACGCGCAAAGACGTACCGACCCCGCTGGAATATCTCCTGAAACAACCGCGCTAGCCCCATTCTTTGTAAGGGCCTTCGCGCCAAGACCACTAACATTAAGTGTTGCGGCCCCCGTGTTTGCGTTTGTAAACAGCACCAAAAACGCATTACCAGATGCATACGCAGTTAACGCCGGAGAAGGTGTTATAGTGTAAGTGTTGGTGCCGCTTGCCGTGTACAACGCTGTTTTAATGTCCCAGGTTTCATTGCCACCGGCATTCCCCGTAGAGCCCACCAAAAGCCCACTGGGGACGATCTTAGCGCTGGTGTATCCAGCGGTGGTGTCCGTGCCGCTAACAAGAATGGTGCCCGCTGTAGCTGGCGTTTCCGCCGTAGCAATAGCCGACTCAATGGCCGACCAACCAGCAATATCAAGCGTGCCGGTGGTAGGCGTCGCCACTCCCCCGAAACTTGGAGTACCAAGAACAACATTTGTGCTGTCGCAAAAGACTAAAGCCTGTCGGCCTGCTGGAATTGTAACGCCGGTGCCGCTGGCCGTTTTAACAGTTAAGCTAAAACCGCCTGTTGTGCCGTTAATTACTAAATAATAAGCATTTGAATCAGGAACCGTAATATTAGAATTGCCAGTCAAAGTGCCTGTAAATTTAAATCCGGCGTTTTTATTTTGTGCGGTAATGACGTAATTCGTAGAGGTAATCGTGTGATCGCCCGTAATGGAAATAGTTAAGATTTTCCCAATTGTTTGAGCAATCCCGCTAAGGGCCTCGTTTAACTTGGTGTCTCCCCACGTATTTACGTTGGAGCCCAAAGACTGGGTTCTAAACCCATATTCTGTTGTTGGACTATCTGCCATTTTAACTTACCACCGCTCCATCTGAGACACGCAGCCAGTTTGTGCCGTTGGAAACAGCCAGGGTTGACCCGCCCGTTTCATCCGAAACCTTAACTACACAGTTCGTAAACCTAAAAGCATCGGGCAAATCAGCTACCACGTAGGACGGAACTGCAACGGGTTGGGCAAGCTCTGATTGCACATACGCTTCAACGCGGCGGGCTAAGTCGTGGCCCCAATCAGGAGCTTCTACATCCGCAGTCAACATTACCAGAATCGCCCGGTGTAAATGTTAACCTGACTCCTGGACGTTAACCCAGGGTCAACACGTAGTTTGGTTTTATCAAACTGAGCCGCTACGTCATTGCTGTTAATTTGTTCTATTGCGTTGTCGAAGCCTAACGCCCACATAGCAACGCGGTCATCCGTGCCCAGAAAGGGAGCTGCTACCAAAAGCGTCCCAAACAAGTATGCGTCTGGATTATTGGTTAAAATCCAGTTGGTCGTGTTTGAATCGCTAAGCGGAGCAAACTTTGCCCAATAGTCAAGAGATAAATCGTAAACCCCGTTCGGTATTGGCCGGAATTCAAAATTACTGCCTACAATCGAATAAACAACAGGCCTGTAAGGCGTCACCCCATTGTAAAGCGACGGCTCCAAAGACGCATTTTGTACATCGTGCCATATTGAATCGTAGTACACCTGCAAACTTCGGACCCCATCAAACCCAGTTGGCACCGCAACAGTCGCAGTATTAGCAACCGTTTGTAGAGTTGTAGTCGCCTCCATATTGAAAGTCAGAAGACGCCTTTGCATGCTGGCTTCGCAAAGAGTAATAAAGTCTGGGATTTGATCGGTAAGATCGTCTCGATTTATCCAATCGGCGACCGAGGCTTGCAATTCACTGTAATTGGATAAGGGCACGGCTCACCTCTGAAAAAGTAGGGGAGGGTTTCTGCGCCCTCCCCCAGTATTTTTACATGCTTAGAACTCGAGCCGCCATTTGAGCGCGGAGAGTCTTTTTGCCTGCGAGAACGTCACAACGTGTGATCACCCGATCATATGTTGGATCGTAGTCTCTCAGGATACGCATGGAGATGCCGTCTTTAACCGAGCGGCCAACCATGTCCAAACCAGCAGGCTTGATCAGATCGGCAGTGGCAAAGGTGAATGCACCCGGATGGAAGAAGATCGACGATTTGTAAACGTCGCTCGTCACACCCACTTTAACAAGGCTCATGCCTGTAACCGCTCCAGGAATAACGTTCTGGCGCGCACCCGATAGATACAGAGGCGGCGAGAAAGAAATTGCCTGAACTGATGTTGCCGTCACATCGGCTGTTACAACCATCTGTTGCAACTCACCAGTGTCGGCTTTGGTTTCAGGATGGCAACGATTAAGGCCAGACAACGTGAACACGTCACCAGCAACAAAGGTGCCGCCGCCTACCGTGTTGTTTGTTGTTGCCAACGCTTCCGTCGGGGTTGTCGAAGACACAGTGAGCGATGTCGTAATAACAATCGCGTTAGTTGCCGACGTTGTTCCCGAGGTGTGCGTGGGGAGCAGAGTGTTTTCGTAGAATGTGAAACCACCAGTCTTGCCCATTTTACCTTGTTTATACTGCCGCGAGATTTCAGAAGCAGCCTGGAATAAGCCTTTGTTAGCATTGACTAAATCGGCGTTATCCTGTGGCCGCACAACTGCGCTCCAACGATCATCGAATGGACACAAGGCATCAACCATAAGCCTACGTGCGTCCATAACCTGACGCATTGTTATTGAGGTGCCAAGGTTATCAACTGTCTGATAAATCTCTTCAGTCATTTCAAGGGCATTAGACTCAAGAGCTGCTGCCAACACGCTCATTGACGGATCAATAAAGCGCTCTGTGAAATCTTGAACAGATAGAGCCATGTCGGCTGACGTAAACGCCATATCAACATGCTTTTGAATATCTACGGAAAGCGTGACTGAAAGTTCGGTTTGATCTTGCACCGACAGGGTTGGGCCTGTGGTAACCGTGTACTCATTCGGCAACCTAATACGCAGAGTGCTACCAATTTTGGCGCCTTCGCGTGCAAAGCTGTCGTCATAAGAACGTGTGATGTTTCCGATAAAATTTGATTTCTGATGCAGAATCACCAACGACATGCGGGTGATCTGATCAATAGTAAGAAGCGTATTCGCCATGATGAATCTCCTAATGAATGGTCACAAACTCTCGTTAAGGCGCGAAATAGCTGCCTTGTGAAAGCTTTTTACCCGGGATTCATCTTGCGCGGCTGGTTTGGCCTGCTTATATGGAGGCTCCGCCTGAAACGCCTTTCTCACCGATATGCGGCGTAATCATAGCCCCCACCCGAAACAGTTGTCAAATCTTATTGGGTGGGGGAAAGGATGTGCCTGTTATCCCAATGACTTTAGAAAAGCTCTATCAAAAGCTTCGGGATCGTTTTTCAGTAACCTTTGTGACGGACTATTATTCGGTTTGCCGGTGCCCACCACCTTACGAACTGGCGCAATTGGCTCTCCGCTTTCACCACGAGCCTTTGAGGCACGGCCCTTAGCCCGTTCAATAGCGGTATCCATCTTGTGGATATACGCCATAACTTTAACAAGCTTTGCGTCTTTTATCGGGTCAAGTTCCTCAGCAGAAAACCCAAACTTCTCACCAATGTGAGTCTTAACTTCTTTTTCCTTTGTTGGGCTCCAGTCAGCAACGGCAACCTTAATCTCTGCTTCTTGCTTAGCCACCCACTTGGATTGCTCTTCTTTTTCCTTGGCTTGGAAAGCACCAATTTTGTTGTTGATTTGAGCTTCCAGCTCCCGGCGCTTGTCCATTAACAAGCTGTGGTCGGCCCTCGCGTCATCATATCTGTCGCGATCTTCCTCGCGTAGTTGACGCCATTGCTGCTGAGTGATGGCCTTGTATTGCTCAATCTGGCTATCCAAAGCTCGAGCATCTGCCAGCTCTCCTTGGACCACACTCCATAACGCAGCGCGTTCTTCAATCTCTTTTTCTTTGGCCTGTAGGGCACGCTTTTCCTCACTGGCTTGGTGAGTCTTGCGCCTGTAATCAGACTCGCGAAGTAAATGGTCTTTGAAACCCTTGGAAACCCTTACTTTTTTTCCGTCAAGCTCAACCTCGTCAAGCTCGTCTTCATCATCTTCAGGAGCGTCTTCCTCACTAGCAGCGAGCAAAAGCTCTGCATCTGCATCAAGCGATGCGTCCTCGGGGGCCTCAGTGGTCGGTTCTGCATCCGCAGCTAATGGTTCACCGTCATCGCTCATTTTATACAATCTCCGTTGGTACTTCAGGCACAGGGCCCGGTTTCTTTAATAAATCCAGCTCAATCTCAAGGCGTGCTTTTTCTCTGGCAAGCTCGGCATCAAGCACAGCTTTCTCTCTCTCAATTTGCATAGTCGCCTCTGCTTTTTGGCGATCCACTTGAATATCAGCAATGGCCTGGGTTTGCTCAATCTCTCTTTTGTTTGCCGCTTTTTGCTGCTCCAACTGAAAGTCTTGCTCGGCTTTCTGTCTAGATAGCTCCATATCAGCCATAGCCTTAGCTTGTTCCATCATTACTTCTGGGGGCAGCCCTTGCTCTTGATCCGGCTGCGGCGGTGGTGTGCCGTCAAATATTGCGCGTGCATCTGGTGGCATCAAGGTTGCAAGCATTTCGGTAACCTTTTGCCCATCTGGCAAGTCTGTCATTTTAACCAGTTGCGGTAGTAAGATCGGCGCCAGCTCCGGCGCGGCGCGGACGGCAGTCGTTAGAATCTCAGCCGCTTCTTCGCGTTTAGTTGTAAACGACGGTCCAGCCTCAACCACCACGTCGTACTTACCCACCGTTAAATCATACTTGATGATTGAGCCTTCGGGGGCCTCTTCAGTCGGTGGCATTTGTATATCTTGGTTAACAGGTATTAACTCCTGTTTTCCGTCCACTCCAAGAATTCGCATGACGCGGGCGCTTGAATAAACCTTGGGAATAAGATCAACCACGATACGACCTGCACAACGAACCGCTCGCTTCAGGTTGTCATGAAAGTGAGCTGTTCCCGTATCCGCCTCAATGCGGCGTTGTTTTAACGCAATGCCCGATTCTTCCCGCGCATTCGGGACACCAACCGAGGCATTATTCATGCCAATAATCTCACGCATGTCGTCAGCGGCCATGTTGGCTTCTGTCAGCACACCAGCGGGGACGCCTGCGAACTGTGTACGAGACGGGGGCTTGCCGTTTGCATGCTCAAGATATGCATGGCTTTCCTGGTTAGCGGAGGCCCACTTCTCAGCCTTGCGGGGATCTGAGGTTACAAAGCCTTCGGGGCCAACCCAAGGTGTCTTTGGAGCCAAAGCAATTAGCTCTGCACCCGCAGAACGCCAATAGTTAAAGTTACGTTGTGAGTCTTTTCCGTGGTGAATCAATGAGTTAAAAAGC